TTGCAACAAGTAGATTAGTATGTGGAACTTCAATAGTGTCTAATTTCACTTTATCTCCCTCGTAGAAGTATCTTTTGTGTAAGGGTGAGTACACTGTCACTTGAGAAGTTAAAAGTTGTAGGAGGTCTTTATCTGATGAAAAAACGGTAATGTTTTCGTTGGTGGCTGTAAGACAATAATGGGAAATTAAATCATCTCCTTCATTGTATGAAACCCGAAGTTGTCGAATAAAAAATTCTTCTAAATAATTTTGAACTTTGTTTCTTTGAATATTGAACGATTCTTTTTGGAACTCATTCAGTCTTTCTTTTCTATTTAACTTATAGTCTGGATATAATTCTCTACGTCGTTGTGAGTTATGTTCACCATCCCAGACCACGAAGACTTTGTCGTAGTCGTGCTCGTCCAATTGTTTTCGAATGGTGTTAATGAAGTGGAAAAGTCCTCCGATGTGATTTCCATCGACAAAGAACTCTCTGACACCATAGAATCCAAGATTGAATAAATTATCCCCATCGATCAATAGTGTTTTCACTCTTGTTCATTTTCAACTTCCATTTCTTCTTTAAGGGTAAAATCTCCATCTAAACCAAGGATTTCTTTCCAGTAGTCAGCATATTCTTTTTTGTATTTCTCGACCGATGCCTTTTCCTCTGCAGCATCTTTTCCTGAGATAAACCCATGTGGTGTTACAATAATCTTTCCATCCTCATATCCTAATCCATTGATATGATTTTTCAAAACAGAGACTTTGGTTCTTGATGCGAACTTAACTGTCCTCTTATCTTTTGTTGCAGTAATTTTAGTAGTACCAGCGCCTTTTTGGTTTCCAAATAGAAACACAATTGAAGAGTTTAACCAAATAGATTCGCCACCTTTACTTTTAATTTTAGGTTGACCAAATGGGTTATCAGGAAGTTCTACCCAAGGTTGGGCGACAATAATCAAAGTATTTTGAAATTTTGATTCAGCTTTTCTTGATCCTGAAATTCTTTGATTGATACCCATACCAATCTTGTCTGAAAGTACTGAGGCATTATGTTGTTTTCCACCTTTACCATCAAAGGTCATTTTACAAGGTACTGATCCGACACTATCCCAAAGAAAAACTAAATCATAGTCGATCTCACCTTTTTCTTGAGCATCTAGTATTTCATTGATATAATCGGTAATCTGTTCAATATATTGAAAGTTATTATTGAATAGGAAAAACCCTTCCCAATCTACTTCACCAGTTGATTCATCCACAACCTCTTCACATTCAAAACCCATCATTTTAGCATGTCCAAAATCCCATTTTTGTTCAGTAATAATGAAAACAGGAAGAACATTTCTCTTCTGCGCATCGATTGCTGATTTAATTAACGCTGTTGTTTTACCAGTATCTGAGTGTCCCAAAAACATATTGATGTGTCCGATAGCTGGACCTGGTAGTCCAACAGCGTCTAGAAACTCACGACCTAAATCGAAGTATTCTTGTGGTTTGTATTTTGCAGAGGTCGAGAATTTTTTCTTAATATCAGAAAAATCTTTTTTCTTGATTGCCATAAAGTTAAATTAAATTTGTTGGAATGTGAATTTTGTTAACCCTACGTTCGTGTCTTCCACCTTCGAACTTGGTTTCTAAGAAATAATCCAAGATATCTATCGCATCTTCTGCAGAGACGAACCTGGCGGGTATACACAATATGTTTGCATTATTGTGTAACCTTGCCAAGGTTGCTATCTCCGAGTTCCAACAAATTGCCGCTCTTACATTCTTCCATTTGTTGGATGTAATCGATACACCATTACCAGATCCACACAGTAGAATACCGATACTATCGGGTTCGTTAGAGATTTTTTTCGCTACTTTGTGAGCGTAGTCTGGGTAATCGACCGCTTCATAGGTGTCGGGGCCCAGATCCTCAACAACTAAACCATTCGATTCTGCTCTATTTTTCAGTAGTGATTTTAAATCAACCCCTGCGTGGTCTGATGCAATGTATACCTTAGTCATAAATTTTTTTGTTAGAAAGGTAGATCCTCGTCTGGTTCAGCATTTACTTGAGGATCCTCGTATGATTGTGATCCACCCATCGAAGTTTCAGCTTCCATAGAATTACCATATACATATTTGTTTGTATTGGAGTCCCACTTCGGTGTTTCACCTCGAGAAATGGCTTCAAGATACTCAACTGGTTTTTTTGAGTACACATCACCCCAAGTCAACTCGTCTTTCAACCACTCTTCTTGAACTTTGGGATCACTATGTAGTTGACTCGGATCATCGTGCATAATAGTTTGAATAGCGGTGTATTCTTTACCTGTATTAGATTTCTCTTTCCTCAATTCGATAATTAAGTCACGACCTTTTGCAGGGTCTGTAATATCACCCTTCTGTCTCCAGATTGGAATAATTTTATCGAGAATACCATCGTTTTTGTAATTGTGTTTAAACCTCCAAAACTTTACACCTTCTTCTTCGGCATCACGATCGATTACTTTGACAATATAAAACTTTCTAGAGTTATATTGTTTTGCTATCTCTTTATCAGTTTCTTTACCTGTAGCTCTCAACTCTTCGTAGAGTTCGTTTAACGGAGATCTTTCGTTGTCGTTTTTACCTGGATCGTATAGTTTTACCCATTTACCACCCACTTGTAGTTCGTGGTAGTATACTTCTTTGAATGGTGTAGATCCATCTTTTGTAGGAAGAATCCTAACTCGTTTTTGTCCTGTGGACGAATTTTGTGGGAGGATACAAGCGAAGTATTTCTTCATTTTTTCCTCTTGAGATAAACCATCACCTGATTGGTTTTTCTCGTACTGTGCCAGAACGGCGTCTAGTGAACTCATCATGTTGTTTGTAGAAATTTGAATTGGTTAATAATATAAAATAAAAAAGGGTCTTAGTGACCCTTTTAATATAACTAAGTATTCCAAAAAATCAATAATAGGATCTGAAATTTGGTGGTGGTGTTGGTAGTGTAATATCAAAACTTTTCTTCACATCCGATGGGACAATATTTTCAACCTCATCTGAAGTTAAAATATACTCATTTTTTCCTGACTTTTCAAGATCTTCCTCTTTTTCATCAAAAAAATCTGTAAGTTTTTGATTGAATGGCCCTGAGTCCAAACTTCTAAGTTCAAGTTTTTCTTGTGCGGTTTTAGGTCTATACTTTTCAACTTTCATTTCCAAAGAATTGATTTTGTCAATCAATTGATCCATTTCACCAACTTTGTTTTGTAGTGTGTCAAGTTGATTAAACATTTTTTGAAAATATTCATCTTGTTTACTTTGTATATCTTTTTGAGCATTAACAAGTTCTGTTACATCAAGTTCTTCAGAACCCGACTCTGTTTCCATACTTTCACCTTCAGATCCAATTTTTTCAACTTCAGCATCTTGAGAAACATCAATGACTTCTGGGGTTGGTGATTCCTGTGGGAGCATAGGATCCACTGGTGCTCCAGGTAATGGTGCTTGCCCTAACGCATTTGGATCTGTTGTGGGTGGTGCGTTTGGATCAAGGGGTGCTTCAGGTAATGGTGGTATTGCCTCTTGTTCTGTCACATATTTGTTAATTTGATAGTGACGTTTGATTTCTTGAATTATTTTTTTATCGATAGACATAATTTACCCATTTAATAATTGTTTTATTCCGTGAGAAGTTTCAACTTGAATTTTTCTGTTTGTTCTCATCGTATTATCTACTCTTTCGATTAATCCATCTCTTTCTCTCACTGTATAGCAATCTCCAGTATCCAAATCACAAACCTCACTAAAACCATTTCCAACTTGTTTTTGGGTATAACGTGTTCGTTTTCCCAAGTAATTGTCTAAAATATTTTGTAGTTCCATATTTTTTTTATTATAAATATAAGGACTTTGAATTAAATCAACTTGTACTCTTTGAGTTTTTCATAAACTTCTAGTCCAGATTTGACAAATTGATCTTTTGAATTTTGATTAACTTCTAACCACTTTTTAAAATCTTCAGGTGTTTGGAATCTTTTCCTAGGCCAATAGTACGACCATAATGTAAACATATTTTCTGCAAAGTCGGCGTTAGTTTGCCATTTGTTACTATACCCAATGTTTTGATTTATAATCAATAGATTACTTCTTTCCGAAGTGAACCACAAATTGATGATGAAATCAATTGATTTTTCGAAATTTTCAAATGAAGCAAATGGTACGCGGCTACCCAATGAATATTGTTTACAGACATAGGTTGGAAGTAAATATTTATTTAATTGACCATAATTGATATTTGGTATTGGTGGAAACCCTCCTAAAGGTAGGCCTCCCAAATCAAAGTTGAAAGTGTTGAATTTCAAGTTGTCGTGACCATTCATATATGCCGTGTAAAATACCATAGCTCTTAATTTGGAGCTATAGCTTGCTGGAATATTTTGAGTTTTCTGTTTTAAAATAGTAGAGAAATTATTAAAAGTAATTCCAGTAGTAAATCCTTCACCACCCTCCCATTCTCTATATGGTATTTCAGCAGATCTAATACTATTAAAACACAAGATACTAGGTGTCGTTGTATATTTTACATTTTCTTGAATTGAGTCGCTAATTGTTATATTATTATTTGTTGCACCAGAAGAAAGTGTACTAGTTTGTTTAAGTCTCCGTATTGATGCAAGTAATTCACCCAAAACGTTGTTATTAACAGATATAAGTTGTTTATCAATTTGTGGTAATGAGTAAAACGGTATTCGTACGCCTTCAAAATAAGTCCTGAATGATCCCGCCTCTATTCGGTGTTCAACAGACTGAATTTGATAGGACCCATTGAACATCGGTACGTTTTTGAGATTGAAGTACATTGTTGGTTGAAGAAGTGCGCAACCTAAAGCTTCAACTCTTACAGTATAACTTCTAGTTTTGTACAAGTTATAAAGACTAAGACTACCTAAAGTAGATCTTGCGCCACCCGCTTGTCCTACCATCTCAGTGATAACCCTGTTGGCCTCTGAAGTCGAGGCACCTATAATTTGATCCAAATTGATAGAACTAAATATATTTTGATTTCTAGTTCCAAAATCTACGTTGAATCCAATTACTCTATTTGAATTCCCCCAATCTGTTTTTTTGGTCGATGGGACAGATAGAGGAATCTGATCTGAATCTAATTCAAAACTATCTGAACTCCATAAATAATTTGGGTTCGTTTTAAAACTTAGATGTTCACTAGGGTTACCAACATAATAACACAAAAATGCTGGTTGGGAATATCTTGTATCCACGTTTTGATATATCCCAAATAAGTTATTTGCTATATCATTAACTGTTTGTGATTTTGGATCAATTCCATTTTGTACTTCACCTTCACCCCACCAATTTATGTATGCTGGAATTGGCATCATAAAAAATTTGTTATCCGCTATAATTTGACTCACAAAATCGATTACTCTTCCATTTAAACTTGAATATGAATTGATAAAATTCAATAATTTGAATGGATCAACTAATAGATCTCCAACATCTCTGTTTGCTCTGTCTAAAAATAGAACTTCTTGAAATAGAATTTTTTCATCGAAATTTGACCCAGCTATCCATTTGTCATTAAACGATTTGAATGCTTCCCACAAATCCAGTTTTGGCGGTAACCCATCAATTGCTGATAAAAGTGGTTTAGTTGTAGTTTCTTGAACTTGAGGTAATTGTTTTTGTAACTTATCAAATAAACTATCTAGTGTTACATTCAAAAAATTTTCTTTCTGGTTAAAAAACTCATTGACATCTTCTATAAAATTATTTCTTGAATAATTGTAATTTGTTGCAAAAAGTTTTTGTTTACCAAATAATTTGACTAATGGTGCTACAATTTCTATGTTTTCAGATGTGAAAGCTATATTCATTGTAATGAAAAAATCAGTGAAAAAACTACCATCATCGTCATATTCCAAATTGGGGTTTGTTGCAAAACCTACATATGTTTGTAATGTCTTCCAGGCTTCAGTATTTTGAAGATACGAGACACTGAAATCAATACCAGACCCATCTCCTGGTAATGTACCATTTACGTATGGTTCAAACTTATATTCATCGAAAACTCTGTTTCTAG